TACAAAAAAGACACCATTTAGCATTTGCTAAATGGTGTCTTTTAAAATACCGTTCTTTAAATTAGAACTTACCAGCCTTTGCAGCTTCCTCTACGGAAACATATAAAGTTAGGTTTCAAGCCATTTTGAGATCAAAAATGTATGTATAGTGTATGTTTAACCCATACTTTTTTATCTCTGATGCAGTTGTAAATCGCCTAACTGCTAGTTATCCGACTCTTTCTGTTTATTATATTGGCTCGTACTTAAACCTAATACAACTCCCAGAAATGTATCTATTGCGGTTATTGATCCCACAACTTGTTCGCCATATGGAAGATTCCATATTTGTGCCAAAGCAAAATATAAAGTTCCCAAAGCAGGTAATAGATATATAGCAATCCATTTCAATACGTCATACGTCTTGTCATTCATTTTCATAAAAATGCCCCCTATCAAATCTTCACATTTATAATTTTGGCAATCAATTTTACTGTTCTGTGTATTACAACACACGTCCATAGCTTGGCATCTGTTAGATTTAAACCATTTCCGGTACCCGATATGATACCTTTATCTATGCACCATTGAACAGCCTCTTTTGCCCAACCAGGCATATTTTCATCCACAAAATTATAAATCATTGGATTTTTCAAAATTTTCACTTCTTCTTTCAAAGATGCAATTTCTTCTCCCATTTTGTTTATAATTTCATCATAATTTTTCATATCATCATCCTCGTTTCCGGCTTGACCTGTTATTCCTTTACATATTGCTGATGCCATCTTCTTAGCACCAATACTTTTGTATTCATCTGCATCATCCGTATCAACAAAGCAACATTCAACTAACATGGCTTTAGCATCACTTCTTCTAACAACATATAAGTTTGAACCATCTTTTATACCTCGGTTTTTAAATCCCAATTCATGAATAGCTTTGCAAGTATTCTCTGCCTCTGGAAATATTTTCCCTCCGTATGTAAATACCTCTGTTCCTCTACCGCCACCACTATTGAAATGAATTGATACAAACAAATCTAGCGGATGTGCATTAGCCATATCTATTATTTGTCTTAAATTAGACGTCGTTGATGGAGCATAATCATTCGTACAGTCATGCACAGTATGCCCCTGCGATTTTAACATATTGATAAGAATTTTTCCTACAGCCCGAGTTTCTACACTTTCATCAATACGTCCAACAGCTCCACAGCCTGGTTGTCCGCTAATAGTGTGTCCACAGTTTATACCTATTCTCATACATAACACTTCCTTTTTTAAAAACCTATATGAGTAAATATGTATCCGACAATTATACCAACCACGGTAGTAACAGCATAAGATAATAGTTTACGCCACATCTCTCCATCCCTATTCTCCAGCACTTCAAGACGTTTACCTTGGCGAACCTGCTCTTTTAGCATACTCTCCATGTTTAATGCAAGTTTCTCAATAGACGTGTTAAGAGCATTAAGACGCTCGATACTCTCTTCTAAAAGTTCCAAGCGTCTATTTTGTCGACTATGTTCTTCCTCTATTCGTCTACGAAATTCTTCATGTTCAGCTCTTGTAATCGGTGTATCCAACATTACTCACCACCGTTTATTAGTTGTATTAATTCCTTGTATTGCTCATCGGTAATACGATTAGCCAACAGAAAAACATCCAATTTATCTTTCATTTCATTTTTATCGTATTTACCGCTTGCGATTATTTTTTTGCAATAACCATAAGTCATATCATTTCCTCCTCTTTACAATCCCAATTCCATTTTAGACATTCTATAATCCATATCAAGATTAAATTCGTCCTGTGCCTGCGGAAGACTCGCCTTGTATGCTTCAATGCTACCATATGAAACTATGTCCGCAATTTCTTTTTGTGGATCGGCTGTTCGCAATTCAATACCTTCCATCCAAGAATATTCAGAGTTGTCGAATGCTGTTTTTGACACAATCTCAAGCAATCTGTGCTTTGGCACATAATTAACCTCTAACTCGTATGCCTCTTTATCGTTTACATAACGAGGCGTATCAAAGTATTCATTTTTTTCAAGGTCTGAATATTGCCTTACAACAATTTCATATGTGTTCAATGCTACTTTTCCATTTTCCACATAAAATCTGTTCATATCCATTTGCATTTACCTCCTCTTTTATTCTTCTCCCGTTAGAATACTGGACATATAGGAATCCACTACATTATTAGCTATAACTGCACCTGTAGGGGTAGACGATGTCATAGTGCATTTTGATTTATTTCCAACTATAATTGCATACTGCGAGAAAACAAACATATTACTTGCACTATTTTCTATCTTATTGTTATTAAACATCTCTGCCTTACATAAGATTTTTGTCTTTGTATAAGGTATAGATATTTGACAATTTGCAATCTGCGTTAATGCCCAATGTATAGTGTTTTTTCCTGTTATGTAAATCCTTGAATTGATTACACTTCCGCGGTTATCATATTCAATTTGTGTTATGGAATAACATTTCACATAGCAGTTATCAATAACAAAAGGGTCCGTGCCATGCAATATGAAATGATCACTCATCAAGCTGGTATTTGTCACCCTACCTTTGCAAACCATAAAGGTATTGACATTGTAATCACATCCGGATGCTCTTGTTACTTTTATCTTAGACATATCGCCATGCACATTACAATAACGAAATACAGCACCGCATTCGCCGTCATTCGCATTAAATGTGGCTGTTAATGACAAATTGTTAAAATGTACATCTGTGTTGCCACTACCATTGACAGCTGCTGTTACGTCGGTACTCGTAACAATTCCGGATTTTATTGAAACAGACATACTGCAATTATCTAAATTGATCTTGTCCGTATTTGTCAAATCGAATATGCCACCATCGACATTAGATGCCACAATATCGATGTCTCTTATTGTTATATTGTTGTTACCACCTGATGTTACAAAAGTTCCATTGACGTTTATACTTGTCCCGGAACCCATGCCCTCAAACACTACTTTTTTACTACTAAACGATATAGTATTTTTAATGGAATAACTTCCTTCCAAAATTGTAATCTTACCACCGCTAGATGGTAATGCATCAATAGCTTTCTTAAATATTGCAGAATGATCTTGTCCGTCCATACAAACATAATCGACCAGCCATTGATGTTTTGAATCCACACAACCGATTGTAATTGTTGTAGGCGGTGCTAAGTGTTCACCTTTTAAATCAACTACATCTAATGTTAAGTCGTCTATACTTGAATATCCGTTGCTCGGGAAATAACTTGGAGTCGCACCTGTCGCACCTTGCGGGCCCCTGATTGTTCCTTTATAGTTCCACTTAGCACTGCTTCCACTTCCGGCGGTAGTACACTGATAAATATATCCGTACGAAGTGTTTAGATAAATATCGCCAACTTTAACCAATGGGCAAGAAGTATACGAATATGTGCTTGATGTACTGGTGCCGCTCATAGCAGTACCCGTATACCATTGACTTCCACCCATATTCACATTACCACTTCCGGTGCCCATAAAAAATTCACGAGAATCGGTGGTATATGCCGGTTCTCCTGCCGAAAGAGTTGGCAATTTAGATTTTAACCCTCTTCTTAATAAGATTTTGTTCGCCATGGATTAAACCTCCTTAAAATGTTCCTCCATCTATTGTACTTGTTGAGTCCAATTTAGAGTTCCATGCTGTTTTTTCTGCATCTGAAACAAAGCGATGCGTTGAATCTTGTGTAATCATACTTGCCGGATGTGATGTCGGATGTGTGTAATTCGACAAACCTGCAAGCTTCTCTTTTTCCGCTGTTGTATAATCCTCAGTTGAAAGTTGTTTACCGTCTACTTTGTCAACTTTCTTATTAAGTTCCTCTACCGTTGCATAGCCGCTTAAATCAACAGTTGTGTCATCAAGCAATACTACTTCCGAATCAACTTTAGCATAAATATCATAGTGATTAGTCTTGCCATTCATAACAAGATACAATACGTTATCTTCTGCTGTTTCTGTAGATGGAATGCTGTCAACTTTCTTGAATGACGCGTGTCCTGTTGCTGCAATTGCTGCCGCTACGGTAGTAGCAACTTCACTTTCTGTTTGAAACTTACTGTCGTTCGTCAACTCTGAAACCTTTGTCGGAACTGTTACATCCGGATTCAGAAGAATGTTTGATCCACCATTGCCTGCATAAAGAGCAATTTTTGTTTTGTCATCATTATAAGCAAGTGCCAATTCGCCCTCTGCTAGTGTTAGATTTGAAAGATTTTTGATTAAACCTCTTTTGATTAAAATTGTGTTTGCCATTTTGAATTCCTCCATTTTTTAATATTTTCCGCCATCTAAGACAGCGTTTACTTGTGTTGATATCTTCAACGGTTCGAAATCTCCACAATCAAACTCATCTGTCGGTTCATTGTCGAAATCTCCACCATCAAATTCTATTTCATCATAGTCTTGCTCAAATAAACCACCGTCGTATATTACAATACCAAGTGCAGTTTGTAAAAGCATTATTTCTCGCATCAAAGATGCTATCTGTTCGTTATTATAAGCAGCATGTTCATCAAGTTGTTCCTGTGTCACCTGTTCCTTAATGCCATTCCATTTTTCAATGTCTGTAGAACTAATCCCATCAAGAACTTCCTTGTTATCGTGCGTATGTGCTTTTGATTTTAGAGTGCTTATATCTTCGCTCATAACCTCATCAGTTTTAACTCGTTCGTTTATTCGTTCGGATAAATCCTTATCCGCATTGGATCGTTTTGTCACTTCATCATTCAGTGCCGCTCTATTAGAGTCTGCTGCCGAACGTGCGTCAACCGCTTTGTCATGCGCTATTTTAACCGCATATGGAGTTGCCGCCACCGAGTTTGAATCATTAGAGGTATTACTTACACTGTCTGATAAAGTTACATGACCTGAAACACTGCCCGTTGCTTTTGCGTTCGAATGTGCGGTAAGGTCGTTACGCAAATTCTTACAAGACTCTGTATTTGACTCTGTTTCTTGGTTCACAGCATCGATAGAGTCGTGCAATGCTGTTCGTACTTCTCTGCCGTAAATAGCAGACTTGATTTTGTTTAACCAATCGGATATATTCGCCATGGTTATCCCTCCTCGTCTTCAAGCATCCATTCAAGCTTTAGTATTTCCTCACCGCTTAAGATGCCTATGACCTCGTTGTAATTGAGCTTCATCAACTCAACCTCATGCTTGATAGTTGCAATTTCAGAAAACTCCTTTTCAAATTCTTTGAAATGTTCTGATTTCGGAGTTACAACTATTCTGCCTGTCGGCTCGCCGTTGATTATTTCTTTCTCGCCATACTTAGTTATAAGCTCTTGCTTGATTTGAAAATATTCAGTAAGTGCCGTGTTTAATAGGCGAGTATTTCTGGCGGCAACATAGCCGACTTTGTCTACATGCCCGAGTACTGATTGTACTTGTCCGAGCATAGTTTCCATTTCAACATTCATTAGTTTCATATAGTTTTAATCACCTCCGTTGTTGAAAAATTGCATAAAAAAAAAGAAAGAGCCCTTGTTAGGACTCTAACTTTCTTACTTTTTAATTTTTTCGGTTATTTCGAATGATTCATGTGTTACCAGCCATTTTACAAATTCTAAAAATGTTCCTTGACATTGTTCTATTTGGTAGTTATCCTCTGTAATATTCCAAGATACAATGCGTTTACACCTATAACCTATCGGTGCTTTAAATGTTCGCATATCTTGAATATACATTTTAAGAACATCCCAAAAGAAATTGCATCTGAATTGTAATTCGTAAATATTCATAACACTTCACTCCTTTCCATAAAAGGAGTTGCTAATTTCGCGTAAAAAGAAGGAGCCTTTGTTAGGACTCCGTTTCTTTATTGTTATCACGCCATTCTAAATATCTATCAACATCAGTTTCGACAATAGACCAACAAACAGCTACAACCAAAGCATCATCTACATATCCTGCTATTGGTATTCCATCCGGAATAAGATCTATAGGCGATATGAAATATACCAAAGCTGCCACAACTGCTATCAAAGACGCCATAGGGAAATCAGTATACTCTTTTGTAGCATAGTGTTTGACTAAAGAAACCATGACAATTACATGCGATAATTTTTCGCCAATTTTAGGAACCTCTTTTATTTTACGTTCAAGCCGTTCGAGAAAATCATCTAACTTGTTTTTATCTTTTATTATTTCTTCTGCAATAGCATAACGTTTCTTTAATTCTTTTTCAGCTTTTTTTCTCATCTTTTTCACTCCGTGTTTTGTTAGTCCTTATACTTATTAAACTCATCATCTGATGCATAAATATCGTCTCTGGATATGCTGTTTTTATGTCCACATTCTGTGCATTTCCATAAATACTTGTGATCGTCAAAACCCTCTTGTGAATTTAAGTACGCACCACATCTATCACAATGCCAATCTATACCCGGAAATCTCTCGTCAAATATACCCATATCTTATTTTCTCCCTCAGCATTATTTTATATAATAATACCAAAATATAGATATAAAGTCAAGTTCTTTATTCCAAAATTTCATATCCTGATTTTATACATTCCAAATAATGTTTAACACTTTTTAACATCCATTCTATAGACATCCCACCCATATATGGATCGAATTCATTTTCTATTGGTATCTGTCCATTAGCGAGAAGTTCTTCAACTTTACGTATACCGTTTATAGTGATGTTACTGTCGCTTTTCATGGTATACAGTGATATGAATGGTTTTTCAAATTTCTTAGAATAACCTTCATATATACCTGATATCGTTACATTAGCGCCTATATACTTTTCGAAATCACTCTTATGTCCTATACCATACTCGTCTTTATTTAGGTAGATCATCCATTCATGATTATCATTGTCCTTAAAACGCCCTAATAGTGCGGCATTATCCCAACTACCGTTTTCGCCTCTATATTCCTCAATGGATATTAAACTACCTATTATTTCAATTTTACCGTCAACTTGATATTGAGAATAATATGTATTTTCAATCACTTTACCACCTTCATTTTCAGAAATGTAATTTTTAGAAGTATCTATGGATATAATATTTTTTTCACCATTCCAATCTATACCGAAATCAAATAATTTACCTATATCTCGAAGTTTGAAATAATTGCTGTCATTGATAAGATATACCTGTAGATTAACTTCTTCTCCGTTTTTTAAAATTGAAGAATTAGTAGCTGTAGCTTCGACAACATCGCCGTCTACACTGTCCAATTCTCCTCCAACAATGGTATATGGTTGACTGCTGGTTAATGAAACTGTATTCATAACTTCATCGTAGCCTACAGAAAACTGTTTTTCAGTTGCATTTAAAACATATGCTAAATCACGAAGTTTGAAATAGTTATTCCCATTGATATTATAAGAATCGAATTTGATATCCTCACCGTTAACCAACACTGTTGATGCCGTTGGAACAGCTTCGTCAGCCGACACCGAAGGCACCATCATAGTTGATAATATCATTACTGCTGATAGTATTTTACATATCATCTTTTTCATAACCTTATCCTCCTAAATTAATATAATTTCTGTATATTTAATTATATCATATGTTTTAATCTTATGCAAGAAAATATTACCTATTTATTACAAAACCATTTTGAATTTTGACACTTACGGTCTTTGTATAATCAATAGTACCTTCGGCTGTAATGAACCCTGGTTTGACTAAAAGTACATTTCCATCGGAGGTATAACTATT